ACACTCGATGTTGGGGCTGTATTATCCCAAGCTGTGCTTGAAGAGGCTCTAGCCGCATTGCTGTTTAGCGCAACATAGTAACTTTGAGGTGATGTTGGATGTGTTCCAACGTGATAAGTATTCCAGCTGTACGCGATAGATGCTGTTCTTGTTTTAGTAATTATCATTTCTGGCGGAGAACTAAGGCCATGACCAATTGTGTTTGAGCCACCGCCGGGCGATGTCCATCCTACTATGCTAAACCCTTTTGTGATATTAGCTTTAACTGTGCTAGTAATACTGCCATCAGTATTGCTTGCGGCAGAACCAGAGCCAGCATCCCAGCACCATGCGACGTAGTTGTACCCAGAAGAATTATAATTTGATGTAGTAAAACCATTACTGTCGAAAGATGTAAGCCCAGTTGTATCCTCTGCAGCTGTACTCTGTGACTGCAACCTTTTTGTTGCACCTCTGACGGAGTCAAACAGCCCATGACTGAAAGCCCCATTTCTAGCTTTTGCCCATACAAAATCTGGCTCAAAGCCCACGCCCTCGATGGACTGTGTGCCGCCGTTGCCAGTGTAGGTCACAGTCGAGAACCCTTCGGCCTCAGTGGTCTGCTTGAACGGTAGGTAGAACCCATTTGTCCCAAAGGTCAAGTTGCTAGTAATGTTTGAATCAGACTTAGACTTCCACAGTGTGTCCTCGTACTCGCCAAAGCTGGTAGGGTCTAGGGCAGTGCCGTCAATGAAAGAAAAGTTAGCTATATAGCCATCCCAGACGTTTGTTGAGGATGACTTTCCGTATTCATCTGCACCAATGTAATGGGTGGTGTTATTATTAATCACACTATTTGCATAGTTTAAACCTACAGCATTTGTTGTCGAACCAAACGATACAAAGTCACCATTAACATACAGTTCAACTCTGTTTGTCCCAGCAGTGCTATTGTGTGAATTTGCTCTGGTAGTATCTACAGCCAAGACAATATGATACCAAGCTGACGGGTCACGATAAACTGCATCTGTAATATAATAACGAGAAGTGTTTGCTGAACTATCGCCAATTTGAAAGTATATTTGGTCGCTTCCATCTATTACAAGATAGCCTCTTTGCCCACCATTGCTTGATGTTCCAGCGGCAAAAAGATATTTCCAAGTACCTCTGTTTCCTAATTTAGTCCAAAGGCTGATGGTGTATTTTGTGCGTGTTCCAGCAGAAGCAAATGTTTTAGACAGGTAGGCAACATCTTCGTCTTCAAATCGCAGAGACTGACCCCCTGTTGCGGGTGTGCCATAAAGAAATTGAGAGGAACCTAATGGACCAGACATAGCCGCTCCTTATGCGAAAGCTAATTGCGGTGTGCCAAGCAGAATACGCCCAGATGCTGCTACAATATACGGTACAATATCCGTTGCGCTGGCTGCTGGTGATAGGGTTATTCCAGCGGCTCCCGCAGTTTCGTAGTCCGTGCCCAAGGAAAGCGTTCGACCGCCTGTTGAGTCCTGGATTATTACGATAAAACCAGATTGACCTACCGCCTCAGTTGAGGGATTGGCAAAAGTAACATTTCCTGTAAAGGTCAAAACAAAGTTTTGGTAAGTGTCAAAATCAAGCGTAACACTGCCTGTGTTAGTCGTATCCGTGTTGGTGTTGCCCTGCAACGCCTTATTGTAAGTAACATCGCTATCATACGCCACCGCGCCAGAATAGGTGCCTCCAGTAACAGGAACAGTGTTTGCCACGCTAAACGCATCAAAGACCACAACCTCGGCTATCTGCCCTGCGGTCAGTGCAGCAAGGCCGCTAATGGTGTTAGCAGTGTTTGTATTATAGTCCGTACCCGCAACGAGCGATACGCCGTTCAGCTTTACGTCTACATACTGACCGTCAGTAAACTTTAGTGACAAGCCGTTATCATCTGCACCAGACAAGGTTGTTTCAGAACCTGACGCTGTATAATAGTAGCGGGTTCTAATACCAAAATTCGGGGCTTTTCCTATATAAGGCATAACTTAGCTCCTTTAAAATGATTCTGGTTCACCCTGCAATCTCCATAACGGTAATGCTGTTTATCCCGTTGCCTGCGCCGTAACTACCAGTGCCTATTGAATGACTTGCGTTGCCTGTTTTCATTTGCATAGTGTATGTAATCGCACTTGTAGTGGCAGGGCTGTCCAAATAATTTATAGAACCAGCCTGTGTCGCAGAACCAGAAACATTTTGATAAATCGCTACAGCACCTACAGTGCTATCTCCAAGATTTGTACTGTCTCTGAATATAGTGTAATACCCTATGCCACCACTCCAACTGTTACCAGCATACATTCCGAACTGTGCCAGCACTAAAATTTTATTGCTAGTAGACTGGGGTGTAATACTAACACTTAAACCAGCGTTATCCGCAAAAGATGTACTTGTAGTGGTAAGACCAGTTAATTCTGTGTCTTGCACAACTTGTAATACTGAACCGCTAGGCAAAACTAACCCGCTAGAACCTACTGAATCCGCTAAATTTCTTGCTACGCTCATCTATCTATCCTCACGGCTTGGTAGGCCAATTTACATCTTCAAGTGATGTAGCTGTTTTGGTTATATCGCGCAGTTCTTGACGATACGTCTTCATTGCGGTGGGCAAGGTCACATCTGAGTTACCATAGTAATCTGTTTCTGCCAACAAACGGTCACGCTCTGCACGAAGGGCGGCAAGGTCACGGTCTGCTTGACCATCTGCCCATGCCTGTTCTTCTGCAACAACTACAGCTTCTTCTTCATCGGTTAAGGCTATCTTAACGCCATCAATATAATGATATCTAGTCATGCTTCACCTATGAACTCGCTAAACCATAAAGCACATAGCCACCATGACTAAAAGTGCCTGACGCTGGTGATATCTTAAACTTATCGTTAGCCTCTGCGGTGTTTAACATTGCTGAACCAAAACCAGCATGATGGTTTGAATCACCGCTATCTCCGCCTACCATGTGAAATACTTGAGTACGCAAAGATGTGCTTCCATTGTTGGTAAATCTAAAAAGGTAATCATTAGCACCAGCCGCCAAATCAGAAGGTGAATGATAATTCAATCTCATATAAGCAGATGTGTTCTCACTGCTGCCCTGTGGCGCAACGCCATACTTTCTATCAACATTAGTCCACGCATAATCTGAACTACCAGTCCTATAAGAACCACCAGAAGTTTGAAAATAACTATATAAGTCTGCGGCGGCAGAACTGTAATATCCAAAGACATGCAAATCTAAAACGCTATAACCGCTTGTCGGTAATGTTACTTGCAAATCACTTAGGCCTGTTGCCGAAGTGCCAGTAGAAACAACAGCCATAGCACCAGCACCACTCACAGTACCAGTAAACGCATAGGTATCAGCGAGGTTCATGCTTTCTGCTTGTATTTTAGATAATGCCATTAGAGCCTCCCTATCCCGCTATTTCCATAAGTGTGATTGTTGAAATAGTTCTACTTTTACGATTATCATCAGAATCATCTTCACTTCTGTTGATGTAGGCAGGGTAGCCACTACTGTGCGCCCGACAATAAACTTCGTAGGTAAGTTGAGCAGTTGATGAAGGGCTATCTAAATACATAGGAGTAGATGGGCTTTGAGAAGTTGTTTGGGCATACTCACCAGCATGAAACCAATTTCTATCTCTGCTACCAGCTGCATCCCCTCTCGCTCCACTGACCTCAGAACCATTTCTGTATAACTTTCCACCTACACCTTCATTCTGACCAGATGCGCCTACATGAATAACAGCTTGTACCAATATTTTGCTAGATGTGCTTGTTGGTGTAATCACAGCTGAAAGACCACTTATTGCAGAATAAGTATTTGCATTAAATGTTTGCGTGTCTGTTTTTACAGCTTGAACAACTTGCAATACAGACCCTGTTGGCAAGCTACTAATCTTTGCCGCAGTAACCGCACCGTTCTGTATCTTGGCTGTACTTACAGAATCATCAGGCGGGGCGATTGTGCCTTGAGTCAAGCCAGAGAAAATAATGTAAAAGTCATCGCTAGCCGCAATTGAACCTGTCATTGTTAAACTGGTGCCAGAAACAGTATACGCTTCAGTAGGCTCTTGGCGCACATTGTTAACAAAAACAGAAATCTCATTCGCGTTTGTCACAGGGTAGCTTAACGTAAAACCAGTACCGCTACCCCCTGTCAAATCCTGTTTCTGAACTGAGCTATATATTTCCGCAGGGCTGTTACCCACATATGACATCAGGTAATCTCCATAATAGACAAGCAAACATCTGTAGCTGCGCCTGCCGTTACCTTTATTACATCTGTTGTTTCCAACACGACCTTGTTGCCTGAAAGCAGTTCGAGAGATGAGCCAGAAGGAATCGGTGCATTTGTTACCAATTCTACATCTTGATTGGCCTCATTATTTGCCCCTGCTCGATTGGCGGTGTTTGAGGACAACGTAACGGTAGCAGTGGTCTGACTACTTGTTGTGTTGCCCAAGACTAAACCCAAAATAACAGTGGTTGTGCTTGACGCGACAGTGTAGATGACATCTTCACTCGTCACGCCAGCTTTAGTTATGACCTTAAAAGTGTTTGCCATGATACTATCCTAATGCAATTGCTAACGCGGTGGCGTTGCCGTCAGCGGTGTTATTGATGAAGGTTGTACTTGCCGCCATAGTAGAGGAGAAATCGGTCACTGCTGCGCCAGAACCAGCCCCATCACAATGAATGATGCGAGACTCGCCATTTGCAATCGTAACATTTGCGCCTGTGCCCTGTGAAAAGATTACAGACTCTCCTGAACTATTCGTTACAAAATAAATCTTTTCTGCACCGCTTGGGGCAACGGTGATGGTGTGAGTGCCAGACGGCGAACCAGAACAAACAATTACCTTGTTCATGCCGTCTGTTACGGTGCCGTCTGTGGTGGTAAGGGTTGAAGAAGTACCACTTAAACTTAACGTAACGACACCGTTTAGAGCGGTGTCAATGATGTCAAAGTTAGTATTGGTGGTATCACCCCAGGTACCTGACTGTTCGCCAGTAGCTGGCTTTTCTATACCAGTGTTACTTGTGTATGCGCTTGGCATTATGCCACCTCTTTCCAGTTCGGAGTGCTGCTAGGCGTTATATCGCTCCAAGTGTTAGTCGTGGACGGCACAATTTCTTGCGGATTCGCATTTTGGTCAGGAACCACCCGTCCCCACACATTGACAATACCAACATTTGCAGTGGCTTGCAATCCTGTGACCCCAAACGCTAAGTCGTCCACCTCGACAGCACCTATCGCTCCAGAGCATGATACCCCAGAGGCGGCAAAAACACAATCAAGACTGAAAGAAACGGTGCCTATGTCTCCAGAGCCAGATGTAACCCCTGTTGGGAACACATTAGCCCCGGCGGATACCTGTTCGTCACCAAAGCTAATAGAGCCAACCAAACCATCTTCAGTAACAATTGCACCCCCCGCTGCCAGAGCATTGCCAATTTGCCCAGTGCCGAGAATGTTTGTGTTGACGACAGCAGGAGCAACATCACCCGCAAATTGCGGTATGCCAACCGCACCAGTACCCGCTACTCCTGTCACCAAAACGGGCAGGGCTTCGTTCCAAGCACCTTGGCTCCAAGTGCCTCTGCCCCAACCCGATAGCGACATGGCTTACTCGTTAAGCTATGCGGATAATCGCGTTGGTAGCGTCAGCAGTTGGGAACTGAATTGTAAATGTACCAGCGGTTGATGTCTTATCAGAACCAAAGTCAAGCACACATACAGACGTATCACCTGAAGTGTCTTCGTTGTAAATCAACGCGCCACGAGCGGTAATTGTAGCTGTTGTAAAGCTCAAGTCTGCAAAATCAGTAAAAGCAGTTGTGCCAGATGAGCTTGGGTTAACCCTTGTAAGGGACGAACCTTTTGCTGAGTAACCTGTGCCACTAACTTCGTTTGACGCAGTGTATGCAGTGGTTGCAGCGTCAAGTGAGGCTGAACTTGTGTACAAAGCCAGCTTGAAGTCGCTTCCACCAGAGTTTAAAAAGTTGTGCTTTCCTTCCAAAAGTTCCTTCTTGAAAGAAGTACACATTGCTTGTGTAATAGCCATTTATATTCTCCTAACGAGTTCAGCCATTTCGCTGTTGCCAGCAGATTGTATTTTATTGGCAATACTAGCACGTTCCTCGCGCCTTGCCAATTCAATGTAATGATACAATACTACACGCAGATTATTTTGAAAAGCCTCTGCCTGGTCTCGGATGGCTGGAGGTGCAGTATCAGACACCTTCATTATCTTGTCCATCGCAAGTTCTACAATCTGTTCTGAACTGTGACCACCGTTGTCAGATGTCATAACATTGACAGACCCCATCTCCAGTCCACCAGTAAAAGATAACATTTAACCCTCCATTAAGTTTTTTGCATACGAACAAGACCCGTTCTGTAAGCGTCTGTATTTTCCATCCCCTCGCCATAATTCTTTAGTCTAGCAACACATTCTGAAAACCTGCTTTCATAAAGTTGTATTATCGGCGGCTCACCCTTCATAAATGTGTAGGCTTCAACCAATGAACCATACAACAAAGTGTCGGGGGCGTTGTCCGCAAACCAAGACGTACCTGAAGTTGTCGCAGTGATTGATTGCGGCCTATAATAATAATGTAATTCAACAGAGTACGCCTGATTTGGTGTAGGCGCTAAAATAAGATTGTCCACATCAAAAACGCCATAATACTTTGGCGCACCTGTAACTGTTGAATCAGGCGCAAATTCTTGAAGAAAATTAACATCTTTTTGCAACAAGAATACATGTTCCCCACTATTCAAGTACGACAAAGAAAACGTTGAAAGATAGTCTGCGGGGAGAGCCAAAAACTTATTACCAGAAGCTGTTGTGGCTGTAACATTTTTTCTAAAGTAATCCAAATCAACAAGTTTAAGAATCCGCTCTTCTGTATTTCTAATGATGTTGTCTAGATTATTTACAAATGTAGTGTCATCATTCTCAGTGTAATCTTGAATGGCCTGTTTTAATGTGGTCAATGTATAAGTCATGGTGTATTCGCCTGTCCGCCCATGCCGCTATGGTTTGTGCAGTAATAGTACAGAGTTGGGGCACCTGCCGCCACTGTTATCTGTGTGTAAGTTGAAGTTGTTGTTACCCCTGTTGTGTATTGTGTGCCACCACTATGAGTCCCGTCAGACGTTGTTGACAAGCGTAATGGATGCCCTGAATTGCTGCTGTCACTTTGGTCAAATCTGTAAGTGTTTCCTTCAGTTAAGGTAACTGTAGCTTGGCGAACACCGTCAATGTAATATTTATTTGCACCATAATAGCTTTGAACAGTAACAGTAAATGTCTGCGTTATAACAACGCCAGATGTAGAAACAGTTACGGAGCCAACAGATGCCGTTGCGCTAACGCCTGTAGGATTAACATTTGTTGGAGTAACTGCAGTGCCACCAACCGTTACAGAGCCAACAGAGCCATTCATAAACGGCACCGCTATGCTCCGCAATGTCTGCAAATTAAATGTAGGAAACTTGATGGTTTGCGGTATGATATTGTTTGTATCTGGCCTAGAATTTCGGATTGCTTCCGCATCAGTTGGATGTCGGCGAGGCTCTAGTTGCGGGTGCTTTGATTCCCACTCGTCCTTACCCACAAGAAACCCATTCCACTCCATACGCATATCTTTAAGCTTGTAACGAAACCCAGAGCGGTCTGATATGCCATATGCGTATTTTCCAGCAGCATATTTTGCCATCTATCAAACCCTGTAGTATCTAAGATTAGGCGCCACATTGAAAGAAGCCCTGTCTCTGTCTTCTGACAGCGCTCTATCAAACTCTTCCTCATATACAGACTTTAACAACTGAATGCGGTCTGGCGCACGTTTAATAGCAAGATAGTAAGCAAGGCCAGCAGCTAGGCAAGGATAAAACCTGAAAGGGACATCAACAGTGTTGGTAAAAGTATCAGCATCATCTAAGCGAGTTAAGCAATCATAGATAATGACATCTGTGCTGTTTTCAGGAGAAGGCCAAACATTAAGAACGGGTGTAATCTGCCTATCAATAAAAAATTGACTAGGCCGACCTTCCGTACTTTTGTTCGGAATATTCAAAAACTCATCACGACTAATTTTGTCTATACTAATGTCCGTGTTGTTTCTTCGCACAACCATGGACAATACGTCAATCACATCAGAACCCAAAGAATAAGATGCCGTTCCAGCAGTTAACGCCTGTGTACGCTGAACAATTGTCCATTGATTAAGACCCCTGTTTGCCCATTCAGCAAACATAAGGTTCATCGAGCGCTTGGCTGTCTTGAGGTCGTAACCTGTTTTAACCTCTAAGCCACAACGCTCGAAAGCCTCTTCAATGTAATCAGATACATCTAGCTCAAAATCAGTGGAGCCTGAAACAGCCATTACTTCTTGACCTTACCGCCGCGCATCATTTTTTTGGCTTTACCGCCACCGCGCATCATAGCTACTTTTTTCTTTGTTGCCATGCCACCACGCATCATTTTTTTAGCTGCGCCGCCGCCCATCATCTTCTTAACTTTTTTCTTTGGTGCCATCTTTTAATCTCCTATAAAGAATTTCTCTTAATTGGTACAGAGAGTTATTGTCATAATAATCCTCGCAAAACTTATAATACCCCTTGTCTCTCAAAAGATTCGAGGCTTCTTGCAGTTTTGTCAAGCGTTGCAAAAATATCATAGCATAAGAATTATCATCAGTCATCTCAAAGGAGTCATTCAGAAATTCATTGCTCTCCGCTTCTGGGTGAAACCCCATAACAAACATATCAGTGCCGTCATCAGACAAAGTATCGTTCAAAACATCCAGAAATTTGTACATTTCATCGAGCTCTGGGTACTCAAAGTCAATCAAGATAATAACATCTTTGCTGTCATCCCAGGCTTCAATTGTTTCAATTAAAACATTCCAAGAGGCGCCTCTTTTAAACGTAAAGCCAACGCGGCCTTCAGACCACGATTTCTTTGCGAACGGACAAGCTGGAAGCCCATTGTAGTTCTCATTAGGCTTTTCTAGCGCCTCTTTAGACCAGAGACGAAGCTCTTGTTTTACCTGCCCCTCCAAAGACATTTTACTTTCTCTTTCGCTTCAAAGATTTTACCCGGCGCGGTTTGCCAGCAGGCTGTCCAATACGCTTCTTCTGAGATATCCTACTTCGCTTTTCAGCGGAGGTCATTTCTTTGGAGGTTTTTGGAGTTTTGGAAGAAACCCTCTTGCTGGGGCGACAATATGGAGTGCCCCGTTTTTCTCCTTTGCGGCGCCCACATGCTTTCCCCGTGCGAACATCCTTCCAGTCCTCTTTGAACCACCGCTTGAGATTAGCTCCAGCTTTTGTTTTTCTAACCGCCATATCCGCCCCATTATGCGTATTGAGTTTTTTTACGCCTATTACTCATAACAACACCACAGCCGCGTGCTACATTTTTATTTTTAGACGGACGCTTTGCTTTATTAACAACACCGCCATTTTCCATAGTTACAATGCCGCCCGCAGCTTTTTTCTTTGCCTTGGACTTATTTCCCCAATTCTTGGCACCCACTTTTCTGCATTTGGCAATGGCGCCGCTTGCATACGCGCTTGGAAAAACTCTGTATCGAGCTTTTACTTTCTTATAACAGGCATCTTTCGGCATTTTTTTACTCCCCGGGTTGCTGATTTGCTGGGACATCTGCGAGCGTGATATTGGCAATTTTTTTCTCCGAAATAAATTGTTCCCACATAGGCCTAATCATTTGATAATTAGCGTCAACCTTTGCGTGCGTCTCTGCTAAGTCAACCTTCATATCAACAATACTTATCCCTACCCAGCCAATAAATGGCACAGATAAAGCTGTAAAAAAACCTATTACACCTATCAAAATCTTAACTAGCATTTCCATCTACGCCTCGCCTGTCTCAAACGGCTATTGGGATTTTTAGCTGCTTTAGGAAATTTCTTCATTTGACCAGCGCTTCGAGCGCAGAATGATTTACGGCGTTTTGCCGCCGCAGAACCTTTTTTAACCTTCCCAGTAACAGCCGTTTTTAGCTTGCTTCCTGGGTTGTCTCTGCGATATTTAGCGACACCAGCCTTAGTCATTCCCGCTCCACTTTTAGTAGAGCGGAAATACTTTTTTGTTTTAGGCGGTTGCTTGTCCCTTTTACGAGCCATAGCGAACTCCCTATGACAAGAATATTGTCAATTGATTGCTTGAGCCTGTAAACGCGGAAACAAAAGCACCGCTACTAGCTATAATTCCATCATCAGGAATGTTCAAATGATGAAGACCTGTAGGAAATGTTTGCGTGATTAAAACTTCACCACTGGCGTCACCATTCTTGATGGTAAAAGCACCAGCCGCATCAGCAAAAATTACAATCTGACGTATTCTTGACCGTGCAGGGCCGACCACGGCAGCGGCAGCCCCTTGTGCATGGTTAAAGGCTTTTACTGGACCAGCCATTTAAGCCTCCTTATTCTACGCCATCATTTGACATTGCGTATGTTAAGATTCCTGTCCATGTGCCGCCAGTGGCCGCTGAAGAGCCTTTCATTGCGGTAACGGTTGTGTTGGCTGATAGACCGCCAGCAATTGCTAAAGCGCCGTCTGCGCCCTTTATAGTGCCTTTGCCGTCACAATCTACTTCATTAAATAGACCGTCAGGGTCATTTGCACCGCCAGCAGGGGTTCCGCCAATATCAATTGTTGGGTTTGTGCCGCCTGTAGAGGCATTCATGGTCATCACTGAAATTGGAATTGCACCAGCGGGCAACACTAAATTTTCACCAGTTGAAGATGAAGTTCCAATCTTTACGTTAGCCGCTGCGTTTGCAGTTGGGTCACATGAGATTTGTACTGATTGTGTCATTACGCCGGGTGTGACAACGCCTTTGCCACCACCAGCATAGGAGCGCACTACTCCTTGGAAGGTTGTATTAGCCATGATTATCTCCTGTCTTGGCTAGTGTCAGCCGCACCATGCGACTGTCAGGGATAAGTAACTATACAATAAAAAAGGGCGGCTGAAAAGCCGCCCCTTTCAGAACATTTGTTTGTATTAGGCTCCTGGGGAACCGAATACAGCGCGTGGGTCGGAATAACCGAAGCTATAACGCTCACGAGCTTTAAAGCGCATGTTGCCTGAATCAAAATCAGCTTCCATGCCTGTTGACATAGGAGTACGCTCAAAGTGCTTAAAGCCATTTGGTGTATCTGTTTTGATAAAGAAAGCATCTGGGTCTGTTAGGAAGTGGTTAACAGTGTAACCCTCTGGCAACATACCCATGTTGCGAATTGCATTCACATCATTATCTGCTGTGCCTACACGCAATGTAGACTCAAGCAGACGGTCAGCAACAAACTGAAGCTGTGTCGGAACAATTAACTTAGTACCGCGTAATGCGATAATCATGTTCCGCTCATCAACGAAAGTTGAGATGTCAATTAAGGCATTCTCAAGTGATGTTTCGTTAAGGTCAGCCGCTGTTGCAAGCTCGTTACGGAAAGTACCGCCGCCAGCTAATGGGTGGTCAGTAGCGCAAAGCTCTTTACCATCACCGCCAGCAAAGTTGCTGTCGAAAGCATTATTTAGGACAGCAGCGGCTTTTACTTGCTTTGTATGCGACATTGAGCGTGCCAATGCGCGGGTGTAACGAGCGCCAAGACGGTCATACAAGTTATCTTCCATTGCTTCTTCAGTCAGCGCGAAAGCCAATGAGATAGTCTCATGGCTGTAACGTGCTGTGTATGCTTCTGAAGCATTATCGAAAGATACGCCTGCACCTTCAGCTTTAGTTTGAGCGTTGCCGAAACCAACGAGCATTACCTCTTCTTCAAACGCACGGTCTGATGATTCAGTGTCGAAAATTTCTGCGTGCTCCGCGTCATAGCGGTCATATTCCATGCCGAACAGGGCGTTCAGGCCTGGCTCTAGTTCTTTAACTAGCTGTGCTCTTGAAATAGCCATTATCTAGTCTCCTTATGCCAAGCCAGTTGTGCCAGCGGACAACAAGTGGTTGTTGATAACGACCATCACGTTTGTATTTGCGCTTGCCACATCGCTGTTCTCTGGGTCTTGCGAAATATCAATCGCTTTCAGAGGCAGTGTTGCGGTTGTTGCGCCAGTGGTAACGTCAATTTCCATGCGTGAAACGCCAGAGTTTGTGTCACCTACAGGTGATTGGTCAACGATGTCGAAATTGCCAAACAGGTCAGCCACAGGGAATGCAGCGTCTGCTTGAATTTCATAAACTACATCTGGAGCATCAATCACAAACGCTTCAATGTCAGAAGCGGCAATTGAGCCAGGGTAGCTGTTTGAAAAAGTTTCCTTTTTCGTGGTTGGGTCAGTGTAACGGCATCCGTTGAACACACCAAGAACCAAGCCAGAGCCGCCAGCGGCAATGCGCTCAATCCCACCACCAGTCACGACAGCAACAATGTCACCCTGAAAGATAGCGGTTGAGTAGCCAGAAGCAATTCTGTACTTGTTTTGCTGGTTCATAAATGCAGAGCCGTTCATCAAACGCGCTGGGCGCAGACCAAAAGAGGCGTCTTTATTAGCCATCTTGAACTCTCCTTATGAGATTAATTTTGGCCTTTTGAGCCAAAGGTTACTTTACTTGAACGCTGTGGATTTAGCTTGGGCATAGCCGCATTCGACTCACGCATCCAATCTCTATCTACAGATTCCATTTGATTTGCTGTGACACTACGATAATGTGCGTCACGTTGTTCCACAATCTCTTCAGGTATTCTGGCAAGAACCAAGCCACCTACGCCGATTACGCCAGCGTTTTTACCTTCGTCAATGACAGGTGCATCGAAATCAGGATAATCTTCCGCCCTTACAAGCTCCCAACCTTCACGGCGGCGCTTATGGACGTTGTTTCGGTCATCGTATTCCATGACTGACTCACGAATCCATCTGTGTTTAAAGCCCACAGGCGGTTCTGGAGCCTCAAGGGCTGATGGTGGACGCCACGCTTCTACTCTCGCTGTTTTTTCACGGGTTTGCGAATCCCGGCTTGCGCGGTCAACCATTATGCACTCCTTGTGTCTAGTTTTGCGACTTCTTTTGCGTACCGCTCAAGAGGAATATTCATCTTCTTGGCGAAAGCCACCTGACCCGGTGTCAATTCTACCGTTTTTTTCCGCCCTGATTTCACTGACCGTCCAGAGGACGCAGGCGCAACTGCTTGGGCGTTATGCCGCTGTGCCTGAAATTTGTGTGGAAATTCAACGCGCATACGTTTATCAATCTCCGCATAATAATCATCGCTAGTTGGGTCATACCCCTCTACACCAACTAATGTTTCGTGAATGGCCTGTGCCCCACGGGTCATAACCATGTCTTTGCCAAACCAATTTTCGTTTTTACCCATCCACGTTTTTAGTTTAGGGTCTAAGTCCTCTACCCTTTGCGCCTGTTGGCGCTGCGGAGATTGCGGCGGCTCTTCTGGCTGTTGTGCCGCTTGCTCTTGCCTTACTTTTTGAACGCGAACACGTTCTTTTTCTATAGCAAGCCTAGCGATTAAATCTTGCGCTTCTATTTCTTTTTCAACATCACCAATCTCACGGGCTTCTTTTAAAAGTTTTTTAGCTTGCTCGTGTTGCGAATCAACGCGAGCCCCGTATTCATTAGTGTAGCCTTGGTCTAGCTCTGCGAGCCTTTTTTTCATTTGCTCATTTTGTTCTTGAACTTGTTGAGCATAATTATACGCCGCTTCGGCCTCTTCAATGGCTTGCTTGCGCTTTGCGGTTAACTGGTTTATGCGCTTTTGAACATTTCCGCTGTAATTCTCAAGTTCATCACCGCTAACACCTTCAGAATCAACTTGTTCGGAAGAGTCGAACATTTGTTCGGGTTGTTCCTGACTTTTTTCAAGAACTTGTTCGCCGTCTTCAAAATCTACTGTGAGATTTTCTTCAATTTCTTGCATTTGCTCTGTGCTCATTTTATGCCTCCAATATTTTTATACATACGATATATCTGCTGGGTCAAGTATAGTGGCGATAATATTATCGTCATTTATGAGACGAACCTCAAGACCATCCACTTTGAACCTATTTCCAGCATATCTACCCATAAGCACCCATGACTTTTCCCCTGCCCATGCGCCAGAAGGGAACTTGCCCTCATCTTTGTAAGCATCTGGGCCGACCTTAACGACATAAGCAGCAACAGTTGCAAACGCTTCTCGGTCACGAGTGGCGTCTGGTATGTAGATGCCGCCTTTTGTTTTGGCTGGAGGATAATATGGAATCACAAGAAGACGATACCCAACAGGTTCTGGGAGTCTATCAAGAGCAGAGGCATCCATTTCAGATGGATTTTCTGTATTCTTATTTTCCTCTTCTTGTGGAAGAGCTTTTTGAACCGCCTTTGGTATTTCAGTCTGCGGCGCGTCAGACTTCATGTTAGCCGCAACCCTTTCAGGCACGAATAATTTTTTAGCCATTTTCAATGACACCTTTCATCGCGGCTCTTATTTCATCTTCGCAGTAGGTCAGTCCGCGTATTTGACCTACTATGAAGCGGTAGTTTTCCATGTTTTCTACCGCACCATTCGACAGCATAGTTGCATAGTCATCCTTCTGCTGTCGGATGTTCTTTAATAAATGTTCAGTTAATGCTATTGCGTCCATAACCCCTCCAGGCGCCGCTTATTTAGTTAGCTTTTTATACTTTTCAAAGCTACGCATTCCACCCAATCCGAGCATCCCCAGTAATATAGTCATTAAGCTATCCATGTCAAAGGCTGGGTAAGCTACAGGGGGGTATCCCATGTAAGCAGTCACTACATCGGCGGTCGGAAAAAGCAGAAAATGCGCGAACAACGCAAGCCCGCAGGACCAGCCAATAAAGGGCCGCCAGCCAGCCACAAAAACATTTCTGGATTTTGCTTCCTCTGCATTGATAGCCAACTGCCCTTTTGCGAGTTCCTGGGCATGGCGTTCAGCCATTGTTGCTATCTGATGAGCCAACTCGTTCTTTTTGTCTTTGTCCTCTACAAATTTACCAATAAGCTCTGTTGCTGGACCAATTAATGCTTGTAACATAATCCCCTCCTACCCTTTTAAATACATGGCAAATAAATATATACCAGTTAACCCTACACAGCCGACAAGAATTACGAAAGCTATTTCTACTGCTTGTTGCACTTGCCTTCTTCTTTTTTCCCTCATGGCTATTCTTTCTTTTCTTATCTTGGCCTGTATTCTAAGAACATCTTGCCAAGCATTAAATCCATAATTAGCTATTAGAAAGTTTCTTAACTCATTTTCCATTTCTTGAGCTTTTTTATGGGCAACAAAGCTTTTTAAGGCTTCCTCTCCTACGCTGCCATATTTTTTCTTTTCCTCTTTGTGGACATTTTTGACAGAGTCGATGGCATCCATAAATTTGCCAATGTCGTTTGCCATAGTGTAGACCTCTTTCGACAAAGAGAAACCCTTTTTCAGCGCAGCAAAACTACTGGTGGCAATTGCAATAGCTGACATTGGGTCCATTTTTTACTCCACTATTTTTAAAACATACGGCTTGCCGTCTACCCCCTCCTTCAGTTCAACAGTTCTTTTCTCGCAAGAATACCTTTTGTTCGCACTGTCTTTCCAGCCAGTTCGCTCAATGTGTCTTTTAGCCCTTAGACACATAGCTATATTATCATAGCCCACATGCTCCATGATAGACCCTGACATATACAATATTAATATTATAGATGTTTCAATGGCTCCCATTACGCAACTTCTCTATTTGAGCCTCTAGTCCAGAAATACGTTTTTCCAAAAAATCTATTGTTAGTTTTTGTTGCTGGTCATGCGGAGCGCGACCTTCATCTATTTGTGCAGACAACTCGTCCAATTGTTGAGCCAAATGCTCTATCAGCATGAACTGTTCGCTATCTGCTGGCAAGCTACCCATCTCACCACGAGGCCACTTAATACGAAACTCTGTGTTTTGCTCCAAATCTGCATTCATCATAGTGATGTTTGTTTCAATGGTGTTTAACCTAGCTGTCAAACCAAAATACGCCCAAGTGGCTAACGAAACAGCGCCTAACATTGATATGATGTTACGAAGAGGAAGTGCAACCTCTGTATTTTCATTAAGTTTAGGCATTTATTTTCTACTCATCCAGGCGGTCGTGCCCATATAAGCTCCCACAATGCCAGCACCAGAAATGTAAAAAAGATTTGATATATCGCTCAATGCCTCCACTCTATCAAGAGGCACAATAAACATTGCGGCGGTAAAAGCGCCCATAGCTATTAATGTAAATCTAGCCATACGAAGTTGAGCTAAACTTTTACGCAAATCTCTTTCAGTTTGACGAATTTCTTTCGCGTGCTCTAACTCCTCGTCAGTAACAACGCCATCCCCGTCTATGTCGTACTCATCGTACCCACTGTTTTTCTGAAGTCTCTTTTGAGCCATTAAAAAACACCTTTAAACCTTTGTGGCCTAGCTATCGGAGAGAAGTTTTTTACTAGCCCACCCTTTTTTAGAGCTACTGGTTTTTTTTGCTGCTGACTTTTTTGGCTTTTCTTTTGGGGCTTCGGATTTGATTGTCTCAAAGCTATCGCCACCGCTTGTCTCTGCGGATATCCCTCCGACCTCAGTTTCGATATGTTTGACGATATCGTTTTCTGACTCATACCTTTTAACAGCGGCATTTCTACGCTCCATTTTCTTCATTTTTTGTATTTCTGCGACTTTACGATTTAGTGAACTTGCTGACATTTTATTGTCCCTTTGTCATGTTGTTTAAGGCGGCTATGTCCCTTTGAGTTTGAATGCGCTCTTCTGCAACTCTGGTTTTT